TACACCATTGATCTGGTTCTGGGGGGAATCCCATATCACGGAATTTCTGTGGTTGCCGGACTTCTTCGATCCTGTACCTACTCATTTGTTTCCCTCCTTAAAATGCTATTGGCGTGCAGAACTCTCTTAATCTCCGTACCAGGGCAGATCCTCTATCCTCTGGGCCACGGAGTTTGCCGGCTAGTTCTGTGCCTACTGAGTTTGTTGTTATGATTACCGGGAGCATCTCCTCACCCCGGCGTTTGATTATATGGAATATTTCCCCGGCTCCACGCTCCCCGCTTGGTTCATTGCCCAGATCGTCTATGAATAGCAGTTGGCATTTGATCAACTTATTTACCCAGGAATTACCAGCACCCTCCATGAACTTCTCTGCACAAGTATTCACGAAGTCAGTTGAATCAAAGGCTGTTATTCTCCTGTCGCTATCAATGAGTTTTTTCATCACTTGCCAGGCAATCCGTGTTTTTCCTGTCCCTGTCGGCCCGTGAAATAGCAATCCTTTCGGGCCATACTCCCATTTCATTGCCTCCTTTAATTGATTCTGTGGAAGCCTGGAGGGGTCTGTATCACGATATAGCGGTGGACAGACCTGGAGCCAGTGCTTTTCTATACTTTCTCTGAGCCTTTCCTTCCTCTCTTCAATCAATCTTTTCTTTTTCTCTTGAAATTCTATTTCAAATTCTGGTGTCCAGCAATCATTACAAGTATCCTGCCAATGGCGTTCTTGACCATTATCTACAATCTTTGCCTGAAACATTTTATTGCACCGCCAACACTGCTGTTCACTAAAATCCTCGTTTGTGTTTTTCTGGGTCTGAGTATCCATGATTGCCTCCTCGTTTCATTTGCATTGTTAGTTTATCAAATTGCTTGCGCAGTTTATCGAAGCTCATAATATTAGAACACCAGAAGTCGCTTGCTTGGCTCCACAATATCACTGCCCGAACCTGATCTGCCGTTCTCCCATCTAGCCGCATCATTTTCTCCAAGTCTTTACCCCAGGTATTTTGGTAGGTACCGGATATAATTGCTCCAGGATTATTTTCTAATATTTTAGACTTTAATAATTCAATTAATTCCAGCTGCACCTCCGCAAGCGATAGCTTCGGAGTTGTTGTTTTCTTTACCTTCTTATCCTTATTATCTATCTTACTCTCTTCTTCTGTTTCCGCTTGCGTTTCACTTGCGTTTATATACTCTTTACTATTCTTTTCTGTTCTATGCTTTACTGTTCTATGCTTTGTACCCTCCCTGTCAACTTTTAATGGCTTAATGTTTACATTATCGCCAACAATGTTTACATCCTGATCATCTACCATCATAAATGTTGACATAATGTCTACAACCTTACGCCTCCGGGTAGAAAATAGATAATGAGTCTGGATCCGTCTGGATGTTAAAATTCCATAATCATTGAGCATTACCGGGTCAAAGAAACTTCTCTTGGCCGCTTCTTCTACAACATCATGAATAAGTTCTGCCGTTGCACTCCCCCCGGTACTCATTGACAACAATAAGCATTGATCTTCGTTCCACTGGTAATAATATCCCTGACGGTATATCCTAGCCATTAGTCGAAAGATTATAGCTTCGCCCTTAACTCCAAACTTTGCCGTGATATATTGCATCTTTTCATCGCTGAATATATCTGTGTCGATACTGAAGTAGTCCAGTCCAATCTTCTTAATGTTATTGCTCATCTTCCACCCCCTTTGCTTAATTTCTTATGAGCCAAAACATGATGGGAATGGCAGAGAGTCATGAGATTCTCCATTGAGTTATCTCCTCCATCTATCAGTGGTTTTATATGATGAACTTCGAGAAGTAGTTTTGAACCGCATTTTATGCATTTATTCCCGTCTCTTTTTTTGACTTGTTTTTTGAGATCCTCACCAAATTCTCCCCTGCGTCTGTATTCATACGAATCCATCCACTCATACCTGCTGATACTATACTCAACCCAATCCTTAATTTCTGATATAACCTCATCATTAAACATAGAATATATATCCCAGAAATTATTCCCATCCAGCGCGGTATTAAATAATTCAATATCCTCTTTGCTTACTAAATGAACTTCATTATCCATAGGTGAATTTAAATTTCTATCGAATGATAGGTACTGCAAACTATCGTATTCATCTAAAGCATCTATGCCAGATTTTAAATATTCATCTATTGCAATCCGAAAAACATTTTCAGAAAGATTGTAGCTCCCCGCTCTCATTATTCCGCAGGCATTACTATTTTCATAAATAAGATGAATCGCCGCATCGATCACTTCTTTCTGCCACTCTATCCTCTGGGCCTCCATTACTTCATCCATAACAAACCCTCCAGCTCCCCCTCTCTTGAGCATATACAAAAAATACCCTCAAACCGGGACTATCTTGGGAGATAGGATGAACGAGCATCAGACCCGGTAAGAGGGCATTTATAATTTTAGTTGTATAAAAAAATTGCTCGTTCATCATCCGTTTCATCTCCCAAGATTTATTGTTGAACCCATCATCCTCTCCCCTCGTTCAAAAGTCAAGATTTATTTTTATTTATTTATTCATCATCACAAAATGCCATTTCCTCATCCAGCCAATCGGGCCTGATGATCTCATCATACCAGGTCTGTACTGCCGGGTTGGCCATATCCAACATCCCATCAACCCCGATCACTTGCCAGTATGCCGCGCTGTCTTTATTGGCCGGGTGCCTGATCCCGATCGTGATAATCGGATCTTCGTCTTCCGGGGTGTATTTAATCCAGTAATATTTTGGTTTCATCTGTGCCTCCCCACGCGATAGTAGCGTTTAAACTTGCGGTCGTATAGCCTCCAACGGATCCGCCAGTATAGATTAAATATTGCTTTGCTTAGTTTCATTGGTCTCCTCGTGATATGGTATGGATTATACTGCACCGGGAGTTCACATGTCTGGGCGGTATAGGACTGAAAATGGTCTCCGTGATGTATCGCTTCCCCCAGAATGTTATCATTTTGTGTCGGTAGTTCTCATCCTTGCCGTCGCGATAATATTCCTCTTTTCCAAGCCAGCGGGCTAGCCATGGAGGTGGGGTAGTTATCACCGGCATTATAATTTTAATATTTATCATTATTTCGTTCATTTCGATTGCCTCCATTTTTAGATATCAAGTTCTATTTGGTTGTCAAAAGATTGAACTTCAATTGATTCTATATTGCGCCCCATCTGTCTAAAATATGAAGACTTTAGTTCAATCCCGATTGCCTTCCGATTATTTATAAGTGATCCATAAACTTCACTCCCCACTCCAGCGAACGGAGTTAATACTACTTCTCCGGGATTACTCCACATGACGCATGCCCGCTCGATCACATCTAATTGAAGGGGATGAACGTGTTTCTCGTCTTCGGGGTCTTTCCCGTTCTTATGGGGGAGAGTTCTGTCTAAGCGAACATCATCCCAGAACGCAGAAGCATATTGACGCCATACCCACTGAGAGTATCGGTTCTCAATCTGGTTGCCTTTGAATCCTTGGTACTTTAATATTTTAACTGGGACTGGTTTCTCCCCCGCATAATTCATTAATCCCCTGGGGTGAGCAACGGGGATCTGGTTCTCTCCGACTTTGCGGAAGATCAAGAGATAATCTGCGTTAGCAACCGAACATTTAGTGGAGTCAAGCGTAAGTGCTTTATGGGATAAACTCTTCATCATTGTCCGGTTGCGGATAGTCAACGGTTCTTTCCAGATATGATACCGGGCAATATACCTAAACCCTTTTAATTCATGGAGGCGAATTATATCACCGGGAAAATCCATCAAGTGATCATTGCCACTATTCCCGGTTGTGATATCCATACAATGAACCGCCGATATTCTCCCCGGCGGCGTCAGGCGCACAATTTGATCAATGCAATATCCGTAATGCTCGAAAAACTCATCATAGCTAATACAATTTGAGAGATCCTGGTTGTCACTGGAATATTGATACAGCCCACAAAATGGCGGAGAATACAAAGATAAATGGATGGATTCATCCGGCATATCTTCCATAATTGAAATACAGTCACCATTGTAAATTGCATACGTATCAGTTATAATTGCTTTTTCGGTCATCATTCTACTCCTTTACCCAATCGGGCAATTCTACAGTTTTATGTTTATATTCTGTTCGTTTAATTCTTAATGCGCTTGTCATGTGAGTCATCATTCTTTCGAACATTTCATCCGCTTGGTTTGCTTTGCGTCGCATATTATCAATTACTCTGCGCTCCCCCTCCGTTGCTACAACATCCCAACGGACAGGCTTCTTTTGTCCGAACCTATAAATCCGGCGAAGTGATTGATAAGATTGTTCGTAACTATGAGAGGCGAAGGTTACACCATGGGCGCAATGTTGCCAGTTCAATCCCCATGCCCCGATCTTTGGTTTACTAACAATCACTCTTAGTTTTCCAGAGAGAAAATCTTCATAAATTTCTTCTTTCTCATCATCTGGAGTTGACCCGGCAACTTCTCGCGCATCAGGGATTAGCTTTGTAAGTAGCTTTCCCTCTTGATTATAATGGCACCACACTACCGCAGGCTGGTCGTGATCAACTAAATTAGCAACATATTCACAGCGTTGATTTATAGTTCTCTTTCTTTCCTCTCTTTCTTCTCTTAATCCAAATGCGGGCACTGAGAATAAAAATCCTTCGGGAAGTGAGTCTGGTTTTATAATATGATCAATTTCTTTTAATGGAGGCAAGATAAAACCATCATCCTCAAATCCTAAATCTGACGGCATTCGACAAGCTCGGGACCAGGATGATACCCACTGCCAGAATCTTTGAACGGCATGGTATTTTAATCTCCATTGTCCGATTGATTGATGAACCCTAAATGATAATCGGGCATAATGATTAACGGCCATGCGCGCAAATTCCTGATTCCTTGATTCCTGTAACTGACCTTTATTATCTCTTTGCCTGAAAAATCTTGTTAGCATTTCCGAGTAAGATAATTCTCCGAGAGCTTCTGATGATGTTCCAAGTTCAACAAAATCATTCGGAGCTGCCGTCGCGGTACATAATAATCGATAGGGCATTTTATTCATAAACCGGGTAACTGCCTTTTGTGTCGCGCCGGTATTATGTTTTATAATTGACGATTCGTCACAGACACATCCGATAAAATCATCCGCTCGGAATTTATGAAGTTGCTCATAATTTGTTATTGTAATCTGTGTAGGTATTTTACCGTCACGGGATTGAATACATTCTATCCCGAACTTCTCCCCCTCTCTAACTGTTTGAGGACCTACCGCTAACGGGGTTAAAATCAAAACTTTCTTCCCAGTATGACGAGCTACATTCTCCGCCCAGGTAAGTTGACAAGCTGTTTTTCCCATTCCACAATCTGCGAAAATTGCAGCTCGGCCTTTTTTTATTGCCCATTCTGTAAGTGCAATCTGGAATGGAAACAATTTGTCAGGCATCCAAGTAGGATCAAATCCATAATCTTGTGAGGACTGTTGACGCCTTAAAAGAAATTGTTCATAATCCGGTAAACTCATATCTTCATCTCCTCACGCGATAGTAGCGTTTAAATTTGCGGTCGTATAGCCTCCAGCGTATCCGCCAGTATAGATTAAATATTGTGCTTAGTTTCATTGGTCTCCTTTATAGATAATCCTCGTCCATCACTTCATTGGGTAATGGTACAAGTATATCTAACTCCGTTGAGGCGAATACCCTAACTTGCTGTAGGTACTCTTCAAACTCAACGGTACTTAACTTTGCCGTGGATCGATATGTTTCCAGGTCATCCGTCCCCATCCTGATAAACTT